GAGCAGACCGCTCTCGACAGTATCGGCGCGGACACCGCCGGCATTAACGACAGCGCGGGAAGCGCGGCCGCGTCCTTGAAGGAAACGACCGAGGACCTGAAGTATATGAGAGACCTTGCGGAGCAGGAAGCAATCAACCGCTTCACGACCGCTGAGGTCAAAATCGATATGACCGGCATGACTAACCGCATTGACTCCGATATGGACCTTGACGGCGTGCTGAATACTCTGACCGAGGGCTTCGCGGAAGCACTCGAGGTCGCTGCTGAGGGGGTGCATGAATAATGTATAGCTTTTACTTCGGGAGTCTGCTTTTACCGGTTACGCCGCAGAAGCTGACGACCAAAATCAAGGGGAACAACAAGACGCTTACCCTTGTCAATGAGGGCGATATAAACTTCCTGCGCTCTCCCGGCTTGACCGAAATCAGCTTTGACGTTGTTCTCCCTATGCTGGGGCAGTACTCTTTTGCGGGTACCTTCCGCCGACCTGACTACTACCTCGGTATTTTCGAGAACTACATGACAAGTAAGACTCCGTTCCGCTTCATCGTGAGTCGTGTGTCGCCCTCTGGGAGACTTTTGTTCGATACGAATATGAAAGTAAGCCTTGAGAGCTATAACATCACAGAGGACGCCACAAAAGGCCCTGACGTGACCGTTTCGGTAACGCTCAAGCAGTATATCGACTATGCGACGAAGACCGTCACGGTTACGAAACCAGCGGCAGCTGCGCGCAAGCCGACTATTAAGGAGGAGAAGAAGCGCGAGACTTCGAGCAAGCCTAAGACGAAATCCTATACCGTAAAGAAGGGCGATTGTCTCTGGAACATTGCGAAGAAGTATTACGGCAACGGAGCGCAGTACACAAAAATCTATAATGCGAATAAGGGCAAGATAAAGAATCCTAACCTTATTTACCCGGGGCAGGTGTTGACGATTCCATGAGTAAAGTAGATTTAATCATTCAGAGCGGCAGCACGATTCTCTACCCCATCGTTGAGGAAGGTATCAGCCTTTCGTGGGACCGCAAAGGCTCTCCCGGGAAGCTCAAGTTTTCCGTGGTAAAGGATTCCGTCTTGTCTTTTCAGGAAGGAGACGCCGTAAAGCTGTCCGTCGATGGGACGGACATGTTTTACGGCTTTGTCTTTACAAAGAGCCGCTCAGGCCGCACGCCGAACGTTATCGAGGTTACCGCCTACGACCAGCTCCGCTACTTCAAGAATAAGGACACCTATGTCTACTCGAACAAGAAAGCGAGCGACGTTATCAAGATGATAGCCGAGGACTTCGGCCTCAGCGTGGGAGCACTTGAGGACACGGGGTACGTTATCGCCTCGAGGACGGAGGACAACGCCACGCTCTTTGACATCGCCCAGAATGCGCTTGATGAAACACTGCGGGCGAAAACTAAGCTCTATGTGCTTTACGATAAAGTCGGCAAGCTGACGCTGCAGGACATTGAGAGCATGAAGCTGAATCTGCTTATCGACGCCGACACTATCGGCGAGTACTCCTATTCGAGTACCATCGACAAGCAGACCTACAACCAAATCAAGATTACATTTGAGAACAAGGATTCGGGCAAGCGCGAAATCTTCATTGCGAAAGACAGCTCGAACATCAACAAGTGGGGCCTTCTGCAATACACCGATACCGTCGAGCTCTCCGCAAGCGGCGCGGCAAAGGCAGAGGCTCTCCTAAAGCTCTACAATACAAAAACCCGCTCGCTCTCTATCTCCGACGCGCTCGGCGATACGAGAGTCCGGGCGGGCTCGTCCGTTATTGTTAAGCTGGGGCTCGGAGACATCAACGTCCAGAGCTACCTACTGGTCGAATCGGTGACGCACAAGTTCAAGCAAGAGCAACACCTGATGGACCTGAAATTGCGAGGTGGTACATTTGTCACTTGATATGAACGGTTTTTTAGAAAACGTAAAGCGCGCCGCGGTCGAGGCTGTAGCCGCCGGCAAACCCTTCGGCTTTATCCTCGGTAAGGTGACGAGTGTCTCCCCGCTCAAGGTGCAGGTTGACCAGAAGCTCGAACTTACTGCAAGTCAGCTCATCTTGACGAATGCGGTGCGAGACTTCACCGTTTATATGACGGTGGACCACCAGACAGAAGAAACTTCCGGCGGCAGCGGCTACGCAGAGTTCGCAAGTCATAAGCACGCCTACAAGGGCAAAAAGGCCTACAAGGTACACCTTGCCCTAAAGACCGGTGAGCAAGTGCTTCTCCTGCGGGCCGACGGCGGCCAGAAGTTTATTATCTTAGACAGAGTGGAGGCGCCAAAATGATACCTAAAGTAGAAGACGACCTTTTGACGCTTGAGGTCGAGACTCAGCCGAGTCTTACTTACGCTCTGGATATTGAGCATGGGCGCATTCGTGGCATGGTAGACGAGCTCGAGTCGCTGAGACAGGCTATTTACCTGATTCTCAGCACGGAGCGGTACGCCTATCTCATTTACTCATGGAACTACGGCGTTGAGCTCGTCGAGCTTATCGGCCAGCCGAAAGAGTATGCGCTTCCAGAGATTAAGCGTTGCATTACAGAGGCCCTACTGCAGGACGACCGAATCACTGCAGTAGACGGCTTCGAGTTTGAGACCGGAAAAAAGACCGTGCACGTCACCTTTATCGTGCATAGCATTTTCGGCGATTTGGAGGTGGAAACCGATGTATGAGGATAAAACCTATGAGGCGATTCTTCAAGAGAAACTCGCCCGCGTAGCGTCGAGCCTTGATAAGCGCGAGGGCTCGATTATTTTCGATGCGCTTGCGCCGAACTCCCTTGAGAGCGCCATGATTTATGTGGCTCTCGATACTGTACTCAATGAGACCTTCGCAGACACCGCAAGCAGAGACTACCTTATCATGCGCTGCGCTGAGCGCGGTATCACGCCTCTGCCGGCGACCTGCGCCGTGGGTATCGGCGAGTTCAGTATGGATATTCCTGTCGGCACGCGCTTCTCCTGCGATAAATACAACTGGGCCGTGACCGAGAAAATTGAGTCTCTCAAGTATTACCTTACTTGTGAGACCGCCGGTGCGGACCCGAACAGCTACACCGGTCAGCTTATTCCCATCGAGTATATCGAGGGACTCGCGACCGCGGAGCTGACGAGTATCGTTATTAACGGTGAAGACGAAGAAGCGACCGAGACCCTGAGACTGCGCTACCTCAACAGCTTTGAGAATCAGTCCTACGGCTTCAACCGCGGGCAGTATATCGAAGTCACCGAGGCACTGCCGGGCGTCGGCGGGTGCAAGCCCTACCGTGCGTGGAAAGGTCCCGGAACGGTCAAGCTCGTTATTACGGGAAGCGACTACCAACCGCCTTCCGATACCCTTATCAATACCGTGCAGACGACCATCGACCCGACGCAGAACAGCGGCGACGGTATAGGTCTTGCCCCTATCGACCATGAGGTTACGGTCGTCGGCGCAGCGGGTACTACGGTCAATATCTCTACGACCTTGACCTTCGCCGCGGGCTGGAACTTGACCGAGTGCCTTCCGTACATTCAAAGCGCTCTTGACGCCTATTATCT